TGATGACGCTTTTGGAATGTTGCGTCAAGTTCCTGGAGTTGTGTTATCTAAGAGTTCAGGCACTATACCAAAAGAACTTTATGATGTGCAATTTTTTGAGAATGCTGATGTACACCCCAAGAGTCCGATCAATTTTCTGCCAGAAGGTACTAACTGTAAGTATTACGGGCAGGTTAAGGGTCGAGCCTCATACTATTCTGATGTTGAGACCACTATTATTTCTGAGCACGTGGAGGACGTGTGTGGGATACCTCAGAAATGGGGAGGTCCCAAATTTCGTAAAGGATGGCCTTGGCAAGCATCGTTGCAGTATTCAACGAAGCCTTCTTGTGGTATTGAAGGTTCGTTATTAGAACTTGCTGCAGATGATTATGTCAAGGGTCTTCTTAGGGCACTGGATGATATTCCAAGTTTGAAGTTAGGAGTTAGACCATTAACGGAAATGGAAACATTGTGTGGCATTGATGGATTGCGTTTCATCGATAAAATGCCACCTACCACTTCCATAGGGTATCCGTTGTCGGGTCCAAAAGCGGATTTTATTACGTTATTAGATCCGACTGATCATCCTACCCATCAGTGCCCCGCTGTATTGGACCAGCGTTTCTGGGATCATGCTTATGAGATGGAAGAGCTATATATTAAAGGAGAAAGAGCTTACCCCATCTTCAAGGCATGTCTGAAGGATGAGCCCACAAAATTGACCAAGGACAAGGTCAGAGTATTTCAGGGAGCGCCAGTTGCACTGCAATTATTAGTGCGTAAGTACTATCTTCCTGTTGCTCGCGTGTTGTCCATGTTGCCCTTTTCATCCGAATGTGCTGTTGGAGTGAATGCCCAAGGTCCAGAATGGGACCAGCTGGCTAAGCATGTTATGCGTTTCGGAAAAGATCGTATTCTTGCTGGTGATTATAGCAAATATGATTTGCGCATGCCAGCACAGGTGATGTTCGTAGCGTTTCGTATCATGATGGATATTGCGAAAGAATGCGGTTACTCCGAA